TCGGTATTAACAATTGTAACGCTAACCCATGTATATCCAGATCCTGGATTTGTAATCTCTACTCCTAATATAGCTCCTGTTCCTGGGGCTACAAATATTGTACATTCTGCTCCAGAGCCGTCGCCTTCAACCACACATTTAGCATCGCCGGCAATATAATCCTGTCCTGTTGTAACAATATCAATTCTGTCCAACGTTCCAGAAACTGCAGAACCTTCTACGTTTGTTTGGAGTGAAGGGAGAGCATCAACGTCACCGAGTGATATCGATGCTGTTGCGCCAGTTCCACCGCCGCCCACTAATGAGATGAATGCAAAGGTGTACCCTGAGCCGGCATTTGTAATAGTAATAGCCGTAACTTCTCCTGCTACTACGGTAACTTCTGCGGTTGCCCCAATACCATCTCCTGTTATAACAGCTGCCGGTGCTGAGGTATACCCACTACCTGGTGCTGTTACGGTGATTGTATCCAATTCACCGTTGACGTCGAACTCTGGGGCTCCTGTTAGTTTTCTAACTGGTATATGTTCGGCGTCTAAAAATCTTGTCCTGTCCGAGGATGCAATTTGGAATAAAAATTTCCATACATACCCGTCGGAAGTTTCGTGTACTGAAGAACTAATACTATTAGGCTTTATTGTGCTTGGAGAATTGTAATTGTTGCCAAGACACTTGTACACTTTATATTCGTCTGTCATTACATAAAAGTTAGCTTCATGTAATGTAGACGCACCTGAATATGACAATGAACTAGGGGAGTAGTTTATGTCGTAAGTATCATAAACAGTCCCACTAGTCCAGTCAATTCTTCTTGCTAGTAGACAGATATCTGCTGGATTTATTTTTTGTAGAAACAATGTTTCATTTTTGAAATTGTTCACATATAAATCTGAGTCAATTGGAAGCTCAGGTGATTCTTCATCAGCCCAAGGTGTAGTTTTACCTACCGCAAAGTTAAAGATATCATATCCATTAATTATATCTCTATAATAGGATCTTGCTAACTCTGCTCTTCCAATTTGTCGTAGTAATACTGCCACTATATTTTCCTATTCTATTAAGAAATAGTTACGGTCCAAGTCACTGTCATAGTATCTTGAGCGCCTTTGTTAACTACAGAAAACACTGTACGGCAAAGCATAGTGCCGCCACTAGCGCCATTAAGAACGCCTGCTTCTGTAATTGCTCCTGTACCTGTACCTGCAGCAAATGATGCTACAAACTCAATAGAGTTATTTGTAACAGTATCAGAAGTTAGAGCTACTCTTGCCAGTTCGTTACCCAGCTGAGTATCGACTGAAGTTGCTGCTGTATCGTCTGAACCAATTGCCATGTGTGACATCGCTCCAGGTGTAGAATTCATTCTAGATGCAATAAAATCTAAACCTGCGTCAACGACTAGGTTGTTAGTAGTAAATTCTTCTTTTACCAAACCTTGAGCGTCTTTAACGACTACATGGACTTTACCTTTAGCCTTAAGGCTATCTTTATTAAACATTGTTATTCTCCATTTGTTTAAATTCCATATCCACTACCTACATAATCTCCGCCGAATACATCTCCTGCGTAATCCTGTAAGTTTAATATTCCAGAGTCTGAGCTACTAGTGGAATCTGGGGTTAAAGTTGTTGTTGTATTAAGTGCAACGCTATCTATAGCAGACGCCGTTAACACTAGTTTCTTGTGTTTATTTATATAGGAAATAATACTCCCTACGTAATCTTCCAGGAAATAATCTTGGGCAGCATAACTGTTTGTTAGAATATGTAATTCTTCAAACGTCTGAGCCTCGTCTTCGTATGGTACAATACCTGCCGTAATTGCGGGTAATGATGTAGCCGTTACAGAGTCTGTAATAGTGCCTTGATTAAATTCTAAACCAAATGAGCCCACTGCTGTGAGACTCTCTTGTATACCTTTCTGCATATCATAAACAGTATTTTCTGAAATTGATACTGTTTCTGATTCTGCTTTGCCTAGTACCTTAGCAATTAATTCGGAAGTTGACTGATTTTCAGTAAACGTCCTATTGTACGAAATTAATGATGCGAATATATCAGTGACATTTTGTGCCTCCTGAAATTCTCTATTATAATCCACCACTCTATCAAATATCTGAGACACATTTGCTGTATCAGATTTACTTGTTTCAAATAGTTGAAGTACCGACTCACCTTGTGTGGTGGTGTCTTGTTTATTAATTCCGAAAGTCTTACTTACACTTTCAGAAACATTTAATGCCTCTGAGAAGTTTTTGTAAATATCTAGCCTAACTACAATAACAGAAGCATTAACATCATCAGTTGCAAAGAACTTACTGAAGGTAACACCGTCTGTTGCTATAGATAAGTTTGCGCCAAAATCTATATTGTGTTTAATAATTAGATCGCCGAAAACTTCCATACCCGCGGGGTGTACCAATTCTCTTATAGACTTGTTCCATCGGCTTTGTGGAATTCCGGTTTTAACAACGTAAGAATACTTTTGATATTTTCTATTATCTTGTAGTCTGTTTACGTCCGATAGTTTGCCTCTATCATTTAAGTATTTACCAGGATAAGAATATAAGTACCCTGTAATTAATTCGATATCAAAATTTAACCCACTTGGTGTTGTAATGGTCAAATTTGTATCTGCTCCTAAGAAGCCAGAACCAGATTGTACGATTGACCACAATGTTGGCATTCCGGTTGCGTCTACTCGTTCTACTCTAATATAAGCGCCGTTGTCGCCGCCGATATATGTGTATTCTTCTGCAAAATAATCTAGGGCATATCCTCTGCCGTCGTCTCCTGATTCATTAATCTCAAAAATATTACCAACTCGTAAATTAAGATTGTCTCCAGTGTAAGGGGTGACAGTAGTAACACTGTTCAGTGTTCTAATTAGATATCCTTCAGGTACTGTTTCGCCTCTTAAAGCAACATAAGTTTGAATGCTATCATAATTTAAAATATATTCGGGGTCAACATAACCAGAACCACCGTCGGCAACAGTTACACTAGCAATTTTTCCGCCTTCAACAATTACTCTTAAATCTGCTCCTGTGCCTGCGCTGTCATATATTTCCATTACTGGCGCTGCATTATATCCAGATCCTGCTATCAATACGTCTACAGATGTAATTACTCCAGCAGTTACATTTATATTTAATGAGGCGTCTGCACCCGGTCCGTCTATATTCGTTGTGCCGGCTGGTAATTGAACTATGAACTCATAAGTTGTTGGTTTAGAGTAGGCAATTTTTTCAACCTGTGTTACAGTGGCTTCAATGATCTTTGATGTTGTAAGTGTACCAACAGTCTTAAAGACATGAATGTCAATTAACTTTCCTTGGTATGATAGTAAGTCAGCCTGTCCTGCAATACCAGATACACGAATCGCCTTATCTTCAACCCATCTGCCGTCAGATGCTCTTAATAGTTCTTCCTGTGGGTAGTAAACAGTAACTTCTTCGTCAAACAATAATCTGAAGAATAGTTCTATGGATCTTCTAGATCCTTTTGTCTCATAAAGATCTTTTAATCTTTTTAGTAGTGTCTTTTTATCTACTGCTAAACTGTTAGGCAAGTCCCTGCCTAATTGATTTTGCCACTTTAGCAGCTCTGCTTCTGTAGCAGAATCTATATCATTATACTTTTTGTTTAGAAGTATATTATTTGGATTGCCTGCTTGGTCCATCCAAGCAACATATTTCTTAATAAAATTTGTGAATTCTGGGTGGTCTTGTCTAACAAACTCGGGAAGATCTTTGTCTATAAGAGAACTAGCTTTTACACTAGCTATCTCACCCACACCTGAGGCAAAGGATACGTTAGCAGTAATAACTGCACCACTTCCACCGCCTCCCACTACGGCAACATTAGGAGATGTAGTATAACCAGTACCAATATTGGTAAGTGTTACGCCTATAATTCTACCATTAAAGATTTCGGCAACCGCGGCGCCGCCAGTACCACCGCCACCAGAAATTACGATATCAGGAACTGAGGTAAACCCAGATCCCGCATTAGCAATTACTAATCCTGAAATATATCTATAATAACTTGGTATTATATTTGACATTTACAGTGTCTCTTTTACTCTTGGTTTTGCTTCAATTATGAATGAAGATCTTGCGCCAGTTATGATATCTCCCACTGTTTGATTGAGAGTTATAATTGTATTTTTCGATGGCTTCGCTACAACAGCAGAATCTTTTATTTCTGATGTTCTAGTTAAGATATCTGTTGTAATATCCTTAGTCGTATTATGTGGGTCTACTGTGAGACGTAAATGTGTCTCATTGCCATATAAAGAGGACACTTGAAGTTTTAAAATAGTAAGTTTACCAGTGTCGTAATTAATAGTTCCAATCTCTGCAATATTTTTACCTGTATCAGATTGTAACCAAAGTTTACCAAAGCCATTGTGGTTAGGTGATACTACGGTTGCTTCTGGCAAGTCAATAATTTTACATTTGTATGTTTGTCTATTAACAACAGCATTAAACCAAGTAGTGTGTAAAGTTCTGGGTTGAATTTTTTCATTGAAGTTTGAGAACAATGTTCCAACCGCATTTAAATTTACTAAAGAGATTCTTTTTTGTATAGTTAGGTTGAGAGCCACTGAAATAATAGATGGCGAAACTGTTTTGATTACTTCATGCAATCTAGAATAATATAAACTCTTATTTAGAATATTTAATTCAGTTGTGAAGTAGCCCTGTATTGCGGCATTAACGGCAGCTGAAATCTGTCCAGATGTTAGTGCTGTTTCTTTGACAGAATATGTAGCGACTGTTTTAACTCCAACATAAGTATACTCTGGATCTATAAATTCTGGCTCAATAGCAATAGGTGCTCTAGGAGTTATAATTTCTGTTAGAATTTTTTGTTTGGTATTTTCTGTAATAACACTGCCAGGAAACGGGTTCATCGAGACAAATACTTTCCCGTACATAGGAGGATCGTTTTCTTCTCCTCCCCAAACAGATACAGATTGTACTGATGGATTTTCAATCTTAATTAGTGATTCATAATCGTTAGATGTAACTGCTCTTTCTTTTGTAGCATTGTATCGTGGAGCATTAATTTTAATGCTATCAACACTTTCCCTTGTAGCGCCACCCGATGCAGGTGATACTGTTTGAACTGATAGTGTTTCTCCAGAACCTGTCAAAACGCCTGTAATAGTAAATTTTTTTGCGGTATTAGAAGTAATACCTGAAGTGTTTAGATAATCTATAATTACAATGTTGCCTTCGGATAACTTTTGTCCTATAACACCGTCTCCGAACCTTAATTGATAAAGCCCTGTAGGGCCTTCTTCCAAGAAGTAAACATTGTCAGATCCTTTAACATCTATAAAGCCAGACTTTTTAACAAACGTTCTAACGCCAACATCTGTTGCTGAGTTTTGTACTCTTACTCTCAATGTTGTTGTATCAATGTCGGCATTCGGTATCACTAAAGGTCCTGATCTACTATTAGAATCAATTAAAAAACTATTGCTAAGTCGTCTACCCTCTTTAATCTCAACATCCGCAAAGTAAAATAAGTCTACTCCGTTTGAGTTGACTAGAGGAATTAAGCGATCTTCTTGTGGATAAAATACATAAGATTTTCCATCAAGTGTTGCTCTAAATTGTGTGTCTCTGCTTAGTGTGTAAAGTGTTGGTGTAAACGCAGGATCTGGGTAGAGTAAAATATTGACTCTAGCACTTGCCGCTCTTTTAGAAACAGGAGTATAGCCTAGCGCTTTGGCTAAAGAAACAACCGAGGATCTTTTAATGGCACTGTCTAAAAAGTTTTCATTTGCAAGCATATGAGCCAACATACCGTTGTAATGCGTGTTGTATGCTAAGGTATCCATCAGGACGTTCAAAGCAGAACCTTCAAAATTAAAGTCTGAGAATTCTTCTTGGGAAGATAGATAAGCCTTTAAATTCTGTTTTATATTGTTAAAGTCTAGTTCTGTTACGTTTAATTGTGCCATTGCTTATCTTAACCTCTTTAATTCTACCTGTAGTTTTTGTTGACTTTCAATACCAACCACGTAAAACTCTAAGGTCATGCGGTATGTATTACTATCATAATCTGGCTCTGAAATAACTCGAATCTTTTTTGCTCTAGGCTCATATGATTCTATTACTTGCTCAATTATTTTTTCTAATGTAGCACCGACTATAGGAGACAGCGGTTCAAACAATAGCCCCCGAATTCCTGTCCCAATCTCTGGGCGAAACGGCTTTTCGTAATAGTTAAGCATGACCAGTGTTTTAACAGACTGCAACACAGCTTTAACATCTATTTTCTTAGAAAGGTCGCCAGATGCCGGATTTGCCTTAAACCCGAAGTCTATGTCTTTATATATCTTACTTAATGATAGATTTGTTATGGCCATAACTGTATTTATACTTCCTTTAACCTCTTGGTCCAAAATAAATCTTAGGAACTTCATAGTTTACAAAGGATGCTTCTGCTTCCTTCTTCTGTCTACCAACTTGAAGTTCAAATTTGGGTTTTGGCAATTCTGGTAATTTGTGTCCTTTTATCATAGCGACTGCATCTATTTCAGGGAAACTTACAGGAGTCGCTAAAACGCTAACAACAATTCCGTCATCTTTTATGTTGGGGAGAAGTTTACATAGACCGTCTATATCTGTTGCTCCCTGTCTTAACAAATCCACCATTCCGCCGATGTCACTTATTTCTAAGTCCCCATCAAAGACTGGATTAGATTTAAGAATGCCGCCCCATTTTGATTCAAACTGTTTTGCTGCGGCAAGTACCTGAGGTCCTGCAACAACACCCAAAGCTAAGAGTTTACCAATATCCTGTACTTGTCCTAAAATACTATCGGGCGGAGCATCTAACAATGAAGGGATCATACTAGTAAGTTTATCCCCAATGCTATTAACTTCCTCTTGGACTATGCTTTCTAAACTGCCAAGTAAATCGGTAATACCACCTGTGGCACTCTCCAATAAACTATCTAACTCATCATTAGCAGCATCTATCTTATCTGCTAGTCCTTTTAATCCTGCCGCTGGTCCGCAACTCATTTTCTCCTCCTTACGCGTCTGCTACCGTTGTATCTGTTGGATTGCCGCTACCCGGTATCTCTTTATGTTTATGTGTAGCCAATGTAGGTCCATTGCCTGCATCTGTTGAAACATCTTCAGTCGAATGTGTAGCTCCTTCAATCCTTACATCATTCTCAATAATAGTTTGATCTGCTGTAAACGTTTGGGTGCCACCTTTCACTCCGATGATCTGCTCTCCAGGTACTGCTGGTTCTGCAGGTGTGTCTCCATCTGCTGGTACTTCATCAGCTCCCATTGTCATTGTCTGTACTGTGCCAACATTAAATACTTGTGTGGCAAGCGCCGTAAAGGTTTGTTCTTCTTTAGACTTGACTAGCTGTGTTGACTCAGATTCAATTTCCATTTCTAATTTAGATTTAATATTTATTTTCTCGGCCGAACCAAGTCCCATGTTTTTGCCTGAACCTACATTCCATTTCTCAGCAACTAGTTGAGCATAACTCTTTCCTACAGTAACCTTAACCTCACTCAAATATTTTTCTGTTACATTGCCATTGACTGTGGTCGTCTTTGTTCCGGCAACTGAGTGTGTTTGATTACCAACAATAGTTTCGCTATCGTCGCCTGATACTCTGTAACCCTTTGATCCATTGATCTGTGAATTGGAATCAGTTAACACTTCTAATACTTGGTTGCCGCCAACCTTTGTAACATGATCTCCTTTTACGCTTACAAATTTGTCTCCATCTACTTCCTCGTAGCTATTACCTTTAACATAAACACTAGCGTCGCCTTCAATAGTAACAGTACAGCTACCACCAATAAAAACTTTTTTATCTCTAATTGTAATGTCGTAATCGTCACCAACTACTTTGGTTATCTTTTTACCGTCTGCTTGTATTTCGTAAAATGTGCCGGAGTTGTGATACTCGTGTATTCTTCCATTGTCTGGTGTATCATCAACTTCAAATATGTGTCCTGTTTCTGTTTCAAGAACTCTGTTATAAGGGTAAAGTGAAGACTCGCTAAACTTCATGTGTTCTGAAGTTGGCTGAGTGCCATGTGGGCAATAACTTTTCTTGTCCCACCCAAATCTAGGATGTGGTTCTTCCCAGAAAGGTCTTTCGTATGGTGCACCGTCTTTATCGTCTAATACCGATACAACACTAGCAGCGGTTGCCATAGGAATCTCTGTGCCTTCTTCTCCCAGTCTTGTAGTTCTTTTATTAATAAGTGAAGCGTGAAGTTCTGCATCTGGGCCCCTAGAAAGTCTACTAGAGTTTGGTTCTTTTAATGTGTTATAACCCGTGCCTGTTGCAGTTCTAGGAAATATTTTTCTAGGATCAGTAAATCCCAAAGTATCACCAACACCATTTAAGGCGTCGATTTGTTGTTTGAGTAAATCTCTTTGTGCTTCGTAACTTTCTGTAGGTTTGTTTTCTCTTGCCTGTTGTCTGATTGTCTCTTCTAATCCTTGTACCTGTTTAGTAAGGTCAGCAACCATCTCTGAGGTTTTTGCTGAATCCACAGCTGCAGATTCAGGATCGTTGCCATTATAATCGACTTGAGGGTTTGTTTGGAATGTTCCAAATATAAGAGGAGATTGTCCATCTTCGCCGTCAGCAAAAAATCCAATAACAGTAGAGCCCTCAACAAGCCCGCCACCGCTCACGCCTACCCCAGACATACTGCCCGAATTTGCTGGGAGTACTGGTACCGCCCAAGGCAAATCTTCAGTTGGTAGAGTTTCTTTGTTACCCGTATGATAACCTAAAATTCTAACTCTATATCTGCCTAAGAATTCTGGATCGAGTCTATCTTCTACGACTCCAATCCACCAAAAGAACTTAGGCATTCTAATATCACTCATCTCAATCTCCTAAAGACTTGGTTAGTCCATTTTTTACTATTTCTAAAATCATATAATGTTTAGCATTATCTATTTTGTGGTTAATTGCTGTTACTAGATAAGGGCCCGTTAACAATTCGTCAAAAGCCATATCCATAGTTTGTGGGTCGTCTATTGTTTTACTTTTTACATTAGGAAACATGACAACAATAAGTTTACCCACTTCTATGTCTGTTCTTCCCGGCACTTCCATTTGAAACTTAAATTGTTTAAATGAGTTAGAATATGTCTGTCTCTGTGATGGATTTTCTAAATATTCATCATCAAATTCGTAATCATTATGTACCCAACTATTTAGAGGAATAAATTGCACATTACTATAGGGCATCTTCTCAACAAGTGCGGGAATAATAGAACCTTTGTCTGTCCTAACATACTTTTCCCATTCCTCTATAGCGTTGAAGTTCTTTTCAAAATGTTCGCCTGTTGTAAAATTAAAAGCTCTAACACCATTAGAATAAAACCCTGAGTCTTGTTGTTCTAACAAGTCCATAGTTTTAGGTATTTTTATATCTTCTACCTGTGTAAATTCGGGCGGTAAAACTGCCCCAACAAAATTATAACCACTAACCCTTCTAGGTAGCTCTACTCCAGGTGGTTCGTATATGTACTCTTCGAATAAACCATTCTTTAATTGTTCGTCAATTAACCATTCAGTTGATGCCCACCAAAAAGAAGAATTAGTTTCAAAGAATAAAAAATCATTTGCCCCTAAGTCTGCACCTTTTGATCTCTTAGATAAAAAATTAAAATTTCTAAAGGCTGTCCAAAAGTTAGAAGTATAAGTTATTTTACTTTGATGTGGGGTGTCGCCTATAATTAAATCTTTGTCTAATTGTACATATTCACCAAAGATCCCTGCCGCAATCTCATGGGTTTTACCTCTAAAAGTTTTAGAGATGTTTGTAACTTGGTCCCTATATCCTTCTCTAGAAATAAAAGCTAGTCTATAGGACTGTTCTCTGTCTGTTAACAGCTGCCTGTCTTCAATAGCGTATAGCTGAAAATCACCTTCAATTGCTGTTCCTAATTGAGGGGTTCTAAGTCTTATGTTAATAACTTCTGTTCCTAGGATAGGAAAAGTATTAATAGCATTAACAGCATCAGATATAATAATGTTACCAAATATAACAGGAGAAAAGATATCTTCGTAAATATTAATCTCAGCTGCGAAGTTTGTTAAATCTAATGTGTCGCCGGTTTTGGCATTTGTAATAGCAAGATTTTCAATTCTCACCTCACCGGGCTTGTATATAAGTTCTGCCATGTTAAGCCTGTATTAGTTTTTTATACTGCATAGTAAATTGTTGAACATATTCGTTCCTCAATAGAAAAATCTGACGCTTGTCGTCGTTCAAAGATTCTTCGTAGGCATAGTTAGTAACTTCCTCAATTACACCATTAGCCAAGTCAGCGGCATTGTAGTCTACGATAATATTTGTATCTTCTGAGAGTGCATAGTGATGGACATCTGAAGCGTTGCCCACACCGTACTTGCTTTCTGTATATCTAAAAAGGTCTTGTTGGTGAATAGGCCATTCTTCTTTTACACTGAATATTTCATTAACTAAAAGTATAAGCCAGTGCATTTCAGAAGACCCATAAAAATTATAAGCAACTGCATCTGGAGTTTCGCCGTCTTCAATAATGTAATTGATTAGTTGGCGTCTATCTTTTGCTTCTGTAGATAGTTGAATTCTTCTGAATATATCTTTGACAAGGATTTGTTTATCATTAAACTTATAAACAATATTTGGCATATTTTTAAAATACATTATAGCCCGTCCTCGATTCTATCTGTTGTTAATGTTTCTAGTTCTGTGAAGGACAACAACATATTAATTTCGTTTGGCGCACCACCCGTGCCTCTAATAGTATTAAATGTTCCATCAGAAGAACCGTATGTAATTTTCATATCGGTTAAAACACAAGATGCAATTTTAGCAATGTGTCCGTTTACTCCGCCCTTATAGCGATATTCAATATTAAACTCTGAAGGATAAATTAGGAAAAAGCCGTCTTGTCCTTTGTCTGGGTGCATATGTAATCTAAACTGTTTAAGTATGCCTTGAACTGTATTGTATTCACCTGCATTCTTTGGCATAAACTTATATTCAAAAGAGAACTTTCTGAATCCCATTGATTTAAACAATTGTTCTTTGTATGGGTTTGCTACTTTCTTAGATGTTGCCTCAATTGCTCCTGCAATGTTTTGATCGCCGATACCTAGCTCTTTTGGAATATTAGCTGCCGCGCCAATAACACCACGGGAAAGATACTCAGCCCCGCCAAGAATATCTGACAACCCAGCTCTGCCACTTGCTAACAAGCCTGCTGCTGTGCCTAATGTTTCTTCGTCCCAGTTAGCACTATATGCTGTAACCGGTGCTTGTGAGATATGTAGTTGAATTGATCCCAATAGTCTAACTGTATTATTCGAACCTGTTAAAGATCCACCAACAGCGGCGGCAACAGCTGCTGATCCTACAGCAAGAAGTGGCACTGCTAGTTTAGATGCGTTGTCCCCTGTCAACTTTGGCCCTATGGCTGCCGTCAAAGCACCGGCAGCTACAGCCGAGGCTCCTGCCATTACTGTATCGCTAGCATCTGCGGATGCTCTGTTTTCACTTGCCTGTTGACTTTGTAAAGCCCCTTGTGCATTATTCCAAGACGCCGTGCCTGCATTAGCAGATTGGGCTGCTGCTCCTGCCGCTGAATTAGATCTAGCATTAATATGGAATACAACACTATGTGGTTGTCTATCTGCACTAGCATCAGAAGGATATGACGCTGTTGTCGGTGATCTAACAACCGCAGAGGTTCTAGCTCTTTGTTCGTTACGAGCTGCGGTCCTAGCATCCTGACGGCTATCTTCGCTAACGACCCCATCGTCGTCGCTTTCAAAGAATGAGAAAAAACTCATATAAATATCCTTTGTATATTAAACTTTACTTTATTTATAAGGCCTATTGATGCTCACAACAAATATTATTAATGATTCGCTTGATTATGATGGATACACCAAATCTGATATTATTAGTCTAACAAATCGCTGGAAACACCTCTTAAAACATAAGTATAACGCTGAGAAAGGCGATAAACTTGCTATATCAATTATGGAAGTTAACGTTAATCAAGTTGCGTTGTCTTTTGCAGCCGCTGAATTAGGATTGATCCTTTTCATATTAGATTTCCCTGTAAACCCACAAACAATACACAAAACAAAGTTAGGTTTGTTTGGACCCGTTAAGTTTACAGTAGAATGTGATTGGTTAAAATCTCATCCTGTTCACCACATTATGGTAGAGCGTTATAGTGAGAATGTTTTACACGAAGACGATATTTTAAATTATTATGAAGAATGTGAAGATAAATTTAACGAATTACATACTCCTTATCTATTAGGCTCGACCTCAGGCACAACAAGTGATTCTAAGCCAGTGATGTTTACGCAGAATGAGGTTTATACAATATCCAAAAGAAATATAGATGTGTTCAAGTTTGTAAAAGATGATAAAGTTGTTCACAGTAAAAATATGCACCACGCTAGTAGCATATTAACTCATTTGTTTCCTAGCCTAATGGCATCTGACAATCACAGAAACATTGTAATGAATCCAATGACAGTTGAACATATTTCAGGTTGGTTTGCAGATGAAATAGTTAAATGGCAACCAACTAAAATGATGATGATCAATATGCGGTGTATGGATATATTCTTAAAAGCAATACCCAAATTAGATACAACCTTATTAATTAACATGAGTGGATTTACAGTGCCAGATTATTTTGTAGGATTGTGTGAGGAAAATAATATTGAATTCATTTCTCACTTCGGTTCTATCGACACCGGCATTCCACTTCTAGTCAATCATGTTACAAAAGATAGTGATTGGACAAAGAGCAGTTTAGGTTGTCAACCAGATGACTTTTATACCATGGAACTTGTAGATGACAGAGTAGTTGTTAACTGCGAACTATGGCCCAATAAAAGATTGTTAGGCGATCAATTAAATAAAAAAGGAAACACCTGGATACATATGGGTAGAGATAAAAAACACGTTTTAGATAATTTTGTAAGTAAACATTATGCTGGAGAGTTTGACATTGTAGGAGAAGACTTACACTTAGTTCTATGGGAGCCTACTGTTAGCTACAATACAGATAGAATAAATACAAATATATTTAAAACTATTACGACATTAAACAAGAAAGATTTTACTACAGAAACCAAAGTTAATATGGATCAATTGAGAGGATATTTGTGTACACTTGGCGATTAAGCTTTACCAGAGATAACTTTGCTCTTGATGTTAATGCTATAGAAGATGTCTTAAAGACGGCACAGTTTACTGATGATATAGAATTTTTCCCGGATCAAACAGATCCTGTGAGAATCAGAATGACATTTGTAGCACAGACAAAAGAAGATATGGATTTATTTCTACTAACCGACGGGCAACCCATTATTAAAATGTTAGAAGATTTACACACCAAAAAACTAAAACCTATAATAGAGGAATGGTAATGTATTCTAAGAATGTTTATAAGGGCAGGTTTGTTTGTAACAATCCTGAGAAATACGTTGGCAACTCTCAGGAGATTATATACAGATCTAGTTATGAGTTAAAATTTATGAATTGGTGTGATACTAATACAGATGTGCTTGCTTGGGGATCTGAAGAAATTGTAATACCTTATAGATCGCCTCTGGATAAAAAGATACACAGATATTTTCCAGACTTCTTTGTAAAGACTGAATCTAAAAAATATTTAATCGAAGTTAAGCCTTATAGATTCACAAAGGAACCCGTAATACCTAAACGTAAAACCAAAAGATTTATTAATGAGGTTATGACATACGGTGTTAATCTAGCTAAATGGGAAACTGCTACAGAGTTTTGTTTAGACAGAGGGTGGGAATTTATGATAATAACTGAAAAGGAACTAGGCTTACCCTTATAAATACGTTTATGAAAGACGTATTTCACCAGTTATCTGGACAAGCAGGAAACAAAGACAGATCATATCAATGGTATATGACAGCTGTTCGTAAGCTAGCTAGCGGTATTAATTCACCTGTAGATGCTAGACGCTCTGACTTGGGGGAACTAAAAAACTCTCTTGAAGTTAGTGGTGGACTCTATATGTTCTTATATGATGCTAAACACAAAGACCGACTCCCGTATTGGGATAGATTCCCTTTGTGTATACCCGTAGAAAATACTAAAGGTGGTTTCTACGGCATCAACTTACATTACCTACCCCCTATGCTTAGAGCCGATTTATTCGCAAAGCTATTAAACATTTCTAAAGACGGGAAGTTCACATCAACTAGTTGGGGCGTAATACAAAAATTTCCAGGAATTAAAGCGTGTATTAAGCGATATCGTATAGATGGGGTCAAGTCACAATTTTTAAAAATCAATCCAGATCATTGGAAACCGGCAATCTTCCTTCCGCTGGCAGACTTCCAAGGTGCAGACAATGCCGCGGTTTGGAGAGACAGTAGGGAGCTACTATAATGGCACAAAATAATTTTGGTAATTTTCTAGCTACAGTTAGAAGTTCACATACTCCTCGTTCCGATAGGTTTGAGGTGGTTGTCAACTTTCCTGGCAGTCTTTCCTTACCACCTGACGTCGCTAGAACAACTTCAATACTATGTGAAGAAGCACAAATACCTGGATTGGTTGCAACAAACCTGCCTTTTAGAATTGGTGCTTGGACAGAGTATAGAACACAAAACTTAGAGTTCTTAGGTGCAGAAGCGGTGTTCACTTTCTTAGCAGACCAAAACTGGGGCATTAGAACAGCGTTTGAAGACTGGGCCTTTCTTTGCTCTGATCCTGTGTCTAAAGAAACTGCATATCCAGAAGATACATACGGATCAATATCTATATACTCTTTGGCTGTAGACGATTCAGTATTAGCTGGATGGAAATTTTATGAAACAATGCCTAAACTTTTGAGTTTGATTCCCGTATCATCGGCAAACACATCAGCAATTAGGTGTTCAATAACAATGGCTTCCACGTATTGGGAGCGACTTTGATTTTATTTATTAGGAGAATATAATGGGATTACCCACAATTGAAACGCCAACATTTAAGTTGGAAATACCTTCATCTAAAAAAGAGATGAAATTTAGGCCTTTTCTTGTAAAAGAAGAAAAAATATTAACACTTGCTAGCGAGGCTGAAGATGCCTCTGAAATGGTGGCAGCTTGTCAACAGGTTGTAAGTAACTGTTCCTTTGGCGAATTGGATGTGGAAGAGATTCCTATGTTTGATTTACAGTGGATCTTCTTACAACTTAGATCTAAGTCAGTAAGTGAGTTACAAGAGTTCACTCTTATTTGTGGACATTGTTCTGCTAATTTGCCATGGCAGGTAAACTTGAACGATTTCAAACTTGTTGGACTAGAAGAAAAAGCTAATAGAAAGATTGAAATTGACGATAAGAACGGTATTGTTTTAAAATACCCGTCCGCCAAAACAATGGGCAAAGCGGAAAGTCTAAAAGACGACGAACTCATCTTAGAATGCGTTGAATGCATCTATAGTGAAGATGAAGTTTGGGAAGCAAAGGATATAGATTATAAAGAGTTAATTGAATATATAGATAATATGCCAGTAAATACACTCTCAAAAGTTAAAGAATTTTTTGAGAATGTTCCTTTGCTCGGGCACACGATTGATTTCAAGTGTCCTAAATGTGAAGGGCAGAACAGTGTTAATATCAATGGATACGAACATTTTTTCGCCTAACTCTTTCTCAGGATAGTCTTGAGAATTATTACAAGACTAATTTTTTGTTAATGCAAGAACATCATTACAGTTTGACGGAACTAGAAAATATGATGCCATGGGAAAGAGAAGTTTACGTTGCTATGTTAATAACACATTTAAAGAAAAAAGCTGAGAAGGCTAAACAACAAGGTTAAAAGCGATGGCTGAAAGAGACGATTTAAAAGACACCCGTAAAAAGGACTTGCGAGAAGAGTCCATGAAGGATAACGAGCTCAAACAAAGTGGCTCGGCATCTGCGCTAGAAGATTCTAGATCAGAGGGTATGCAGTCTTATGACAAAACAAGAAATCTCTCTACTGAAGTGTTATCAGATACGACGAACGAAGACTTAAAAGATGTCCGAGCTAGATCCGTTCGCGGCAATGCCAACAACCAAATGCGTAGACTTAAAATTGGCGGTGAATCATTAGTAAGAAAGGAAACCGACAAGCAAGGCAGAGAAAAATTCAGAGACGAAACATCTGGACAATATGCTACTGAAGAAAGGTTCGATGATAGTGAATCTAGAGTAGCGTCCCTAGCTAATAGTATTAGAAAAGGTAAAACTATTGGCGCAATGGAAGAGAATACAAGTACCTTAGGGTTTGGAGCAGCTAAAGCATCTGCAGGTTTATCTAAAAATATTGGCGAAAATGCAGGTACCCTACAAGAAATATTTGAAAAAGAAGGCGATGAAACACAAGTAGAGCTAAAGAAACTTGTCGAACTTATGGCTAATGCGCAAGACCTCAAAGGTAAGGATGCAGAGAAAGCCAAAAATGAAATATCTAAACAAGTTGCTAGACTAGAAGCAAAAGCAGGCGACAATAAAGACAAGATAAACCAGGCATTGGGTTTAGACAATGTTAAAAAAGATTTAAGATCCGGTAGTAGAATAAAAGAAGCTCTTAATATAGATCAAGGTGCTACAGGATTAACAGCAGTAAAACAAGCATTCAGTCCAACACGTTTATTCGGTGATGCCAATACCGGCGGCTTATCTGGCGGTGGTGGTATAATGAGCAACCTAGCATCTAAGGTATTGGGAACAGGCGATAATGCCGCCGACGCACAGCAAGCTAAAAATGTTCGTATGGAAATTGCCAAAGAAGACCAAGCCAAAGGTTTGGCAGCTGCCGTTGGTGCAGAGGGTCTACAGTTAATTGGCGAAGATGAAGTTGCTGTTAAATCTCCCGCTGAGTCTAAGAAAACTAAAGACGCTTCTAAGGAAAAAGAGCCTACTATAGAAAAAGAGCCTACTATAGAAAAAGAGTCTAGTAAAGAGATTCAAACCAAGACTATAGAAGGTGGAACAAAAGAAATTAAAGCTGAGACTGTAAAAATAAAAACAGACTCTATAAAAACATCTAATAACACTAGTCAAGCACTAGGTTCTGCTACAGAAGAAGACAATAATAAGATTACAAAAAAGACTACCGAGAATACTACTAATAACAACACTAGTAAGGTAGCCCAAGCTAGAGCAATCAGCACTAAGCCAGGCGATGGAACATTTAAAAGTGGAATAGATAAAGAGACTACAGGTCAAAAACAAGTAGAACTTCTAGAAGACATCAAAGACATTTTAGAAGATGTTGCTGCCAACGGTGGTATGGGTGGCGGTGATGGTGGTGGTGGCGGCGGCGGATTCTTTGGCGGCGATAAAGGCGGCCGGAAACCTAGCAGAATGGGTAGGATCGGCAATGCCGTAAAAGGAGCAGGTAAAGGATTACTCGGCGGTGGTGTAATGAGGGGCGGCTTGAGCAGTGTTGGGCGCTTAGGCGGCGCCGCATTGGGTGTGGGCATGGGTGCTTATGAAGCAGTAACAGGTGTCATGTCCGCCGAAAATAAAATGGAGAATTTAGAAATCTCCGCGGAAGAGGCACAATCACAAAAAGGTGAGGCTATTGGTTCAGGTGTCGGTGGTGCTGGTGGAGCTATAGCAGGGGCAACCGCAGGTGCAGCTATTGGCTCTGTTGTTCCTGTTGTTGGTACAGCTATTGGTGGTATTATAGGTGGTGCTTTAGGATACTTTGGTGGTAGTTGGTTAGGTGGTAAAGCAGGCGAGGCTTTAGCAGATGCAATACCCGTCGATCCGGGCGAGATTGCAGAATCAAATGAGGCAGCCCAAGTAGCTTTAGATAAAATTGAAGAAGTAAACCCAGAGTTAAGAGCAGAGATTGAGAAACAAGCTGAAGATAATTATCAAGCACTGTTAGGTGACAAATCAGAAGATGAATACTCTGATAATGATAAGGCAGCAATGAAGAATGCGGGACTTGTAAAGGCCATACAAAACAAAGATGCGGCAATACAAAAACTACAAGCAGAAGGTGCTAATGTAGACTTATCCAAACTAGAAACCACTGATACTTCTAATCCTGAACAAGCAGAAGGACTTGCCGGTGGTGCCTCTAACAGAAGACAAAACCAAATTGAGCGAAGAAAAAAAGAAGGTGATCATAAGACCGCTGTAGTTGAACAGATCGCTCAAGAGATGGGTATTGATACAAGTGATGGTAAAGTGGAAGCTACTGTAAAGATGGGCAAGGTAACTAAAATCAACGGACAGGATGTACCTGAAGAGTTACAGGAAAAATCTATGCAGATGCTGTATCCGAACTCAGGTGCTCACACCGATCACCCTTTCCTGTCAGATGATAGCGCTGAAACAGGACTAGAGAAGACTCTCCGATCAGAAAACGATCGGATATTCGGCAAGCCCGAAGACAAGTTTGAGTCAGCCGATCAATTAGAACAAGGAACAATGATAGCTACTGCTGCTCCGGGACAACCTGTACCTACAGGCACTGCTCTAGAGAATATGCCAGCGTCACAAAACGCACCGGCTCCTGTGATTAACAATGTTACAAATAATAGTGGTGGTGGCGCTAGTAAAGAACCTAAAGTTGTCGTAGCCAATGCACCTACTCCTAGGCCAAATACTAATACAATTGAACGTTATCAGGATCGTAGATATCGAGGTTAATTGCTAGAATCGTAAACATCAAATTCATGTTTGATAGATTCGTCAATTAATACTCTCCAAACTTTTTCTACTAAATTTGGATTAACATAGTGGGTTTCAGCAGCGGCTCTTACCTTTGTAATAACGTCTTCGATACGCCATTCATCAACAATAAGATTCCTATCCCCTTTAATAAAGGCTGCTTGTTCTATTTGAGCTATACGTTGGCCAATTAATTCTACAAGAAGTCTGTCGAGTTTGTCGATTGTTTCCCTTACAGAGTCCATTTGTTTTGGTTGTACTTTTTTCATGTTCTTATATATAATGTCATTCTATCACCCAATCAATACTAAGCCAATCAGTATCTTCGGGCATCAGTTGAATCTGACCTTTGAATTTCTCGTTCTCTTTGAGTTGATTATACACTCCAGCGAGCGACATTGACAAGCGATAACCTCCTTTATGACACCAATACACAGAACCAGAACTACCGTAGAATCCATACAGATATGCCTGTTTCTCTACACCCGTGATACCGCTGTTCATACGCCAAGAGTCACCATCCAAGTAACCACCACTCCAACCTGCTAGAACTTTGTAAAAAGGGAATGTACCTTTGCCTTCTTTAATCTTTAATACTACCCAACTGTCTGGATTATAATCCACTGTCCCACTCTCCAAATATGTTAGGTGCCTGTTCAGCCGCTTTTTCCATATAGTAGTCGCCTGGGTAATGCTTTAAGCAACGATATGCTTCTTTGCGTACAGCACTTGGTACCCTAGGAGTTTTCTTAGGATCCATTAAGTCTAGAAGGAACTGTCGAGTGTTGTTAACTGCCCAACGTCTTTCATTCGGCATTGTCATTGCGATATACTCTTTTACTTGTCATAATGACCTCTGTTAATTGGCGCGCCCTGCAGGACTCGAACCTGCAACCTACGGCTTAGAAGGCCGTTGCTCTATCCAGTTGAGCTAAGAGCGCTTAATCCTAATTGAGACATAGTCTCATCTATAAAATGTAAATATGCTTCCTTAGCTTTGTGGTTATCTAGTATTGGTGTATTGTGAGGATGATCGTTAAAATAATCTTCGTAATAAACCGGTTCAATATTATTGTTGTTTAAATATTCAATGTATATTTTACACTGAACTGCCATCTCTTTCAAGTTCTTTTCATTAAATATGGTAGGAAACTCTCCCCCACCTATTCGTAGCCAATACTCGGTTAAACTTGTAAAGATGTTTCTAAGGTTCTTTCTAATTAAATACACATCGCCGAATGGTAACATGGGTGTAAAGTTTTTGTTAATTAGAACGATGTTGTCCTTATAGTTAGATACCGTGTCTACAGTATCGTCGATTGTAATAAATCCGCCAGTATTAGTTTCGTGGTGTGTAGTTTTAATATGGTGCCAAACCGATCCTAATTCGGGAAGGTTGTAAATGTCCATGTCTCCCTTATAAGGAAGTCCTGTTGTATTGGACAAGTCTTGGCAGTATTTAGTTCCACCACATCGTGGCATTGAGATTATTATCATAATAAAAAAAGAAGGGGCCGTTGCCGACCCCTTACAAACTCCTTAGTCGTCTTGTGCTAGACTTGCGAAGTAGGATAAAGTTTCATCTTCATCTTCGGATGCGCTACTTACTGTAGCTTGCTGAGCAACAACTTTTTGTGCAAAGTTATCATCTTCGGCATCGTTAGTTTGCATTGAAACCTGTTCTGCAGTTCCGACTGAAGCACCTGATCCTAAAACTTGTGTCAGTTTCGTTTTCAGAGTTGCGTAATCTTTAAAGTTGCTTGGAGCAACGATCTCTTGTAGAGAATGCTGTTTACTCCAGATTGCTTCGATTTCTTCATCGGTTGCTGCTACTGGTGATGCTGAATCAAACTCAGATTTGTCATAGTTTCTGTATCCTTCCACTTGACGAATTTTTAGTTTAAAGTTAGCACCGTCCCAGAAGTCGAATGGGTTAAGTGGAGCCTCATCTTCAAATTGTGGCTGCATAACATCTTTAATTTTGTCAAAGATCTTTTTACCAAATTTGTAAAGCATCACTTTACCTTCATTCGAAGGGTTGCCAGAATCTTGTACTACAAGAATATTAGCATAGTATGCAAGTCTTCGCTTTTGTTTACGAGCGATTTCCTTATTTGCCTCTACGCCACTATTCCAGAGTTCACTGTTCAATTCTGAAACAGGGTCATTCTGATTTAGGGTAGTGAGAGAGTTTTCGATATACCATTTGCCAGTAGGTCCTTGGAATCCATGATTCCATAAACGCACCCAAGGAAATTCCTCTCCTTTTGTTGGTGCAAGAAAGCGAATAACGGCATAACCGTTGCCTGCTTTATCTACTGTGGGTTTCCATTCTCGTTCGTCAGCGGAATTATTTCCTTGACTAGGGTTACCAATTTTTTCGACTTCTTTCATTAAGTTGTCGAAGCCACCACGCGCTTTGCGTAGATCCGATAGTGAATTAAACGACATATATTTCTCCTGTATTATTTGTATGCGTTGTATTGCGTTGTGTATTTGTTATTTCGTTCTTCATTGTAAAGTTCGTCCATAACACCTTGTAGCTCATCCGTGTTATCAGATGAGTACATATTATATATAAGAGCTGGGTATTTGTCAAGCTTCTGCTTTACCGTTTTGCCGACTCTTTTTATTTTTTTATCTTCATCAAGATTTCGTCTCGACTTGGACATTGCCGTACACCTTCTGTATTGCTTTCAGATGTTTTTCCATAACGGATTGTTTATCAATCCTCACAAAAGGTTTATATTTAGAAACCAATAAACACAATTCATCTAATACAAAATCGTCTTTATACTTGTCAACAAATGGAATCAATTTTTCCATTATAACAACTGTTTCTAAATTTATTTCACCACTCATCAACATCTTAAAAATAAGTGGATGCCCTTCTTCTTCAATTGCAGACTTAGACTCTTCTATCTCCATACGGAAAATAACTTTATCTAAATCTACTCCAAAAGTATACAACAAACGATCCCTAGTTGTCAACCACTTCTTGTACCGTTCTGCGGAATCAGTGTCAAACACTCCTCCCCATTTATCTCCACTAACAAAGTTAGCAACAAGCAATTCTATTACTTCCTTCTTGCTATAATCTCTAGCTAGTTTACGAATTGAAGTAAGATCTTTTCTCTTTAAAAAAGTTTCTTTCTTACCTCTCACGGCACCCTTAGTTTTAGTTATATCATAGCTTTCTGTTGTAAAGTGTAACTTTAAAGCTAGATATAATTTGTAAACATCAAAGGGATCCACATTGTACCTATATTGGTAATTGATTTTCTTTCTCCTTGAGCATATTTAACGACATCGCCTCTACCTTAATTTTTTCTTTAAGACTGGGGCTAAGTAATTTGTTAACGGACTCAAGTTCTATTTGTTCCTTCTCACAATAATCAATTATAACGTCCATGATTGTCGATCTCTCATCAAAGGAACGTCTCTCAATAAATTGTGAAAATTCTATAGATGTTTTAAATTTTTTAGTGATTAAAAGCACATCACTTATTTTTTCTTCTGTCATAGTATTGTCAACGACTAATTTGGCGGTCACCGCTGTTCTCCCGTACCCAGTTTCTAATATAAGTATGAACATTCGTTGGGCACTCTGTATACGGTCGTTCACACATGGTTCTTTGTGCCTCCCCTTCTTTATCAAAAGAGTAGACAATTGAAGTATTAAATTCTTCTGCAATAGACTGAATAGTCTGAGGTGAACCTTTGCCTAGGTGTACATTCTCATACCATTGTTCGTCTATCAATAAATCTAACAATCCTTGGACAACATCATAAACATGGGTGAAGTCTCTTTCTTTAGCACCTGTGCCAAATACCGTCAAACTTTTTCCTTGTAAGTAATCCTGTTTAAATTTTCTAATAACTGTGCTATACTCGCCATAGTCTGCTTCTCGAGGACCGTACACATTATAAAAGAACATCTTTGTGTACTCTAGTCCGTATAGATCCTTATAAAGGGTTAACATATCTTCGCAGGTATACTTGCTCCAAGTGTAAGGGTTTCTCGATTCCTTAATATACTTGGTACTTGAAGATGTAGCGAAGAACAGCCTACAGTTCATTACTCGTGCCCAGTCACAGACAGTGGCAGTAGTAACAACATTATTGACAATGGTCTCTGTAGGGTAATCTAGAGAGCGTCTAACTCTCGGACTGTTTGCTAAGTGAAATATTGCGACGGGCGGGTCTATCTCTGAAACAAAAGGATTGAATGCTCCCACGTCTTGGAAAATGTATAACACATTAGGATGCGTAACTACATTGTTGCCCGCCCGTCTGTCATCTACTACAGTAACAAAGAACCCCTCTGCTAGAAGTTTTTCAACAAGATGCGATCCAATAAATCCACACCCGCCGGTTACTATAATATTTGGAATTTGTTTATTCATGCGTGTATTATATAATCTTTTTTGTAATTTGTCAAACTTTTAATAAAAGATATGGTCGCCTATTTTTATTTTTTGTGTCATGTTCTTTGCCCACTTTGGGCTAACATAATC